TCTGAGCAACAACGTGGCTACTTCAAGATGATTGGTAACACCACCCAACTCACCTTTATCACTGACCCTTCTTTCTCTGAGGTTGATGGTCCTTGCGATTCCTTGGCTCCCCGTCAAGTTTGCGCTCCCAGAAACGCCCTCCCTGAAACCACCCTTTATATCCCCCTCCAATTTTGGTTTTGCACCAACCCCGGTTTGGCTCTCCCCTTGATTGCCCTCCAATACCACGAGGTCAAGATTAATCTTGATATCCGCCCTATTGATGAGTGCTTGTGGGCTGTTACCACCTTGTCTTGCAACTCCAATGCTTCCAACCCTATCAATGCTTCTGGCCAATATGCCCCCGGCCGCCCCGTCCCTGCTGCCATCGCCTACAACCAGTCCTTAGTTGCTGCCTCTTTGTACGTTGACTATGTGTTCTTGGACACTGACGAGAGACGCAGATTCGCCCAGAACCCCCACGAGTACCTCATCACCCAGCTCCAATTCACTGGTGATGAGTCCGTTGGTTCATCATCGAATAAGATTAAGCTCAACTTTAACCACCCCGTTAAGGAGCTTATCTGGGTTGTCCAACCTGACCAGAACGTTGACTATTGCTCATCCCTTGTGTGCGATGCTCTCTTGTTCAAGGTCCTAGGTGCCCAACCCTTCAACTACACTGACGCCATTGATGCTCTCCCCAACGCTATCCACGCTTTCGGAGGCCCCGCTGCCGTCGCTGCTGATTCCCGTGCTTACATTGATGCCCGTGGTCTCTTTGATGATGCTGGTGCTCTTGACTATGATATCCCCGCTGGATTCACTGGATACTGGCACGGTCCCCAAAATCCTTACAATGAGTCCAACATGGGTGGTGTCCCTGTTCCCCAAAACCCCAATCTTGGAGTTGACCCCACTATTCTTGCTGCCCTCAAGGATTTGTCCAACGGCCACAACGATAACTCCACCGTGTCTGATGCCGGTACTTTCGTTATGACTGAGTCCTCTTTGGACCTCCACTGCTGGGGCCAAAACCCCGTCGTCACCGCTAAGCTCCAACTTAACGGCCAAGACCGCTTCTCTGAGCGCGAAGGAACCTACTTCTCGTGGGTCCAGCCTTACCAGGCACACACCAGATGCCCTGATGAGGGTATCAACGTGTACTCCTTTGCCTTGAGACCTGAGGAGCACCAACCCTCTGGAACATGCAACTTCTCCAGAATAGATAACGCCACTTTACAGCTTGTCCTCTCCAACGCCACCGTTGAGGGAACCAAGACTGCCAAGGTCCGTGTCTATGCTACCAACTACAACGTGCTCAGAATTATGTCTGGCATGGGAGGCCTTAACCATTTGCGAAAGCGAATAACCAGGGCCGAAAAGCAGTATGCTATAGTAAAGCGACCACTTACTATAGAAAACCATTTTAGCCGTCGCATAAATACACCCAGGCTAACTGCTAGTAACATTTGGAAACAAATGTTGCGACATATCTTGTTGTTCGGGAAACCCCTTATAGCTTTTTCTACCAAGTCTAAATTGGAAACTTTTAGATGGCCGAGAGTAATTAACTCGGGTATGGTAATAATGAAAAAGATTGGGCAATCCGCATGCTTACTACCTAAATTCGCTATGATAGAATACGGTAGGGCGTCAGAGACTGAACGGATATGGGTCAGCAATGAAGGTCTAATCAACCTGAGCTGGCTTAAGATACAGTCCTCCCCATCTGGAAACTTATGGGAACCAGAGTGCTTATTCCAACTAAGCGCAATGTGTTACAAATTATTTTATTTATATCATTGTAATAGTAAAATTGAAATAAAAAATAAAATACAAATTCATAATATAAATATTATATTATGAACTTTGAACAAACAAAGACATATATTGAAACTCATTATAACGTTATTCAATATAATAATGGGCATGTAAAAACGATTGGTAAAGATGCCGGTATATATAAAAATCCTTATTGGAATGTGAATGAAAATGATAAAGAAATAATATATATGTATTGTGAAACTAATACGTTAATTAAACTATGTCCTATTAGTTATCAAAAAATATTAGAATATGAGAAAACCTGTAATGTAAAATTAACTTGGTTTAAAGGAGCAAATAGTTATGTAGTTGGTAATAATAAGTTATATATCCATCAAATAATTACTGGTTGTTATGGAAATGGTAAAGGAACAAAAAACATCAGTGTAGACCATATAGACCAAAATTCATTAAATAATACTATAGCTAATTTACGAATTGCAACAAGAGAAGAACAAGAACAGAATTCAAAAGGAATTAAAGAAGGCACCCTGCGTGAACGAAGTAGTAAAAAAGACTTACCAGATGGTATATCCTATGAAATGTTCAAAAAGTACGTATATTATAATCGTGAATTTTATGACAAGGCAAAAACAAAAGAGCGAGAGTTCTTTCGGGTTGAACATCCAAAATTAGATAAACTTTGGGCTACAACAAAGTCTGAAAAGGTGTCAATTTTAGAAAAACTAGCACAAGCAAATAAGGTAGTTGATGATTTAGAAAATAATATTTATCCCGAAAAAAATGAGCCTACTTTACCAAAATATGTATCATTGGTTATATCAAGGGATAAACCTCATCTTATATTTGAAAAAAAAATAGAAGATAGTAAACGTTTAAATATTAAAATGGTTTTGCCAAAAGAATATGATTTACATGACCAATTAATTATTTTAAATCAGAAAGTAAAAGAAAAATATGACGGTGAATGTTTTTATAGTTAGTTATTAAAATTGAAAAACAACTTAAATACTAGAGTATGTGCTACAATATACAACAATGATTAGTATATCCGAAGACAATATACAATACAATTATTCAAAATGACAATAACTCGTCAGTAGATAAGAAAAAGGTGGAAACTATTGTGTCTGGCAATTGTAAAGTATACGAGAATGAATTATCATCTGAAAAATATAAATATTATCTAGAGCTAAGAGGCAAAATATACGAATTACATAATATTAATAACAAACAATAAACTACTATAAAAACGCAAACAAAAATAAACTTAATAAAATAAGAATATAAATACTAATTCTTATTTTATATAAAATGAGAAAAAATAATTTGAAACCAGTAGTTCTTGTATTTGGCGGAAATGGTTGGATTGGCTCCAAAGTAGTAGAGTTGCTACAAGAATCAAATATAAAAGTAATTAAATCATTGTGTCGCGCAGATGATATTATAATGATACAACGGGAATTAGACTTGATTAAGAATGTTACCCATATTATGAGTTTCATTGGCAGGACACACGGCGTCTACAATAACGAAGTAATAGGTACAATTGACTACCTAGAGAAGCCCGGTAAACTGGTTGAAAACATAAATGATAACCTTTTTAGTCCCATTGGTCTAGCCGAAATAAGTAAGAAAAATGGCATACATTTCACATATTTAGGCACAGGATGTATTTTTGAATATGATAATACCCATTTCTATGGAAACCAGGAAACCGGCTTTTTAGAGGCAGATTTGCCTAATTTTTTTGGCTCATCGTATTCAATTGTCAAAGGCTATACTGACAGATTAATGCAACTATTGTATTCAGATAGCACACTGAATGCCAGAATTCGTATGCCCATTACAGATGAATTAGACAGTCCTCGTAATTTCATTACAAAGATTACAAGTTATAAGAAAGTATGTTCCATTCCAAATTCAATGACAGTTTTAGACGAATTGTTGCCAGTTTTAATTGAGATGGCGTTAAACAAACAAGTCGGCACTGTAAATCTAACAAATCCAGGGCTAATATCACACAATGAAATATTAGAAATGTATAAGGAAATAGTAGACCCGAATTTCACATGGTCGAACTTTTCGGTCGAAGAACAGAACCAAATCTTGGCATCCAAAAGGTCGAACAATTGTTTAGACACAATGAAACTAACAAACACTACATTAAGTTTTAAAAATCCTGTTACTCCAATTAAGGATGCTGTTAGAGACGTTCTTAAAAGAATGAAAAAATAAAGGATTAATGGAATAAAGGATTAATGAAATAAAGGATATTATAAGTTATAACTTAATAAATAATTTACAATATAAAAATATAAGAATCATGAAACTACTTGTTACTGGTGGATGTGGATTTATAGGCTCCAATTTTATAAACTATTATTTTAGACAAAATGCGGAGGCAACAATCATCAATTTAGACGCAATGTATTATTGCGCATCAGAAACCAATATTGACGAGGAAGTACGTAATTCGTCTCGTTACCATTTAGTAAAAGGTAACTTGTGCTCTTATGACCTGATATCTAATATTCTGAATATTTATCAAATCGATACAGTGATACATTTTGCGGCACAATCACATGTCCAAAACTCATTCGAAGATGCGCTTCAATATACACATGATAATGTACAAGGAACACATACTTTGTTAGAGGCTTCTAGAAAACATAAAAAAATCACTAAGTTTATTCATATATCAACTGACGAAGTATATGGGGAATCAATGCTTGACCAAAATGAGGAAAAGAAAAATGAGAATTCCATATTGTGTCCAACCAATCCATATGCTGCGACCAAAGCGGCCGCTGAGTTAATTGCCAAATCATATTACCATTCATTCAAGATGCCAATTATTATTACACGTGGTAATAATGTATATGGTCCGAATCAGTATCCGGAGAAACTAATTCCACGCTTCATTCAGCAGCTACAACAAGACAAAAAGGTAACAATTCAAGGCGATGGGTCAAATGTGAGAGCATTTTTACATGTGAATGATGTCTGCTCTGCTTTAAAGCTGGTTTTAGAAAAGGGGCAAATTGGAGAGATATATAATGTTGGAAGCGATGACCATCACGAGTATACTGTGTTAGATATTGCCAAAATACTCATAGAAAAGATTAAAGGCACGTTGGATTATGATGAATGGATAACATATATTGAAGATAGACCTTTTAATGACAAACGGTATTATATTAGCAATGAAAAAGTGAAGCAATTAGGTTGGACAATTGACACTGATTTCAATAATGGTATTAATGAACTTATTCACAAAATGGAGTTATCTATTTAACGCCTTCTATTTGTATTACGTCTTTTATTTGTTTTTCTATTAGTTTTACGTCTTTTAATAGTTCTTCTATTAGTTTTTTTATTAGTTTTTTTATTAGTTTTTTTATTAGTTCCACGTTTTTTTCCCCCAAATGTATCAGACGTATTATATAGCCATTTTTTAAGAAACAATAATTTTGGATATTCAACAGTTGTATTATCATCAATATAACTAATAACAGGCTTAGTATTTAATCCAGACCATTTATTTTCCTTTATAAAATAAATTGTTATCCTTCTCCCAGGTTGTCCTAAATTAGTTGGGTCTTTAACTATAACTGTTATATTTGTATCAATTGTGTCTCTTAATAATTTTTCAGGAAGTTCAATTTCAAAAAATGTATTATCTTTTGTTGTAAATCCAATTGGTATAAAATAATAATCCCATTTTCTCCAAAGCAATGAACGTTTTTTTCCTCTTTCAAATGGACTACTTGAAGACGCAAACCCATAATGAACGCTTTCAGATATTTTTTTATCATTAGCTTCTTGTTCCTTTATACTTAGTTCAGAATTGGTTGAAATTCGGTTCATAATTAATGCTTGTTCCGCTTCTAGTTTTTTATTTTTTTGTTCAAATTCAAATTCTTCCTTTCGCAAATCTAGCTCTAGTTTTTGTATTTTTTTTGTAGCTTCTGCGCTACTTTCAGTCTCATTTATTCTAGTTTTTTCTCTTTCTATTGCAGCCCTTCTTTTTGCCATTTCATCTGTGCTATTTTTTATACGAGCCGAAATAGAGTCTATTGTTTCAACTGTATTGGCAACAGTGCTTGTTGCTGCAACAGCTGCTCTAGTAACTCCTTTAAATGTTTTATCTGCTGTATCAGCTGCTGTACCTACAATATTAGCACTAGATATAACGAGAGTTTTAGTTGCTTCTGTTATTGCTTTTCCAACATCTTGTTTTTCCATAATTTCTTTAAATTATACAGATATTATAAAATATAAAATAAAAAACACATTTTTATTGTTTTTATTTTATAATATCTAATTAATATTTTTTACACCTTTTCTCATTCAAAACGACCACAAAGTGGGTGTAAATAAGTAAAGGTTTGCGCATTTATTTGCGCGCTAGAAACGCGAAATGGTGTAAACCTAGAATTTACATCTCTAGCTC